AGAGGGAACTAGCCAATCACCTGGAAGAAGTTTCTTAAAGAACCTCTTTCTACGTGAATAGGTATCGAAGTATCCTCCACACCAACCAGACCGTCGCATTTTACGATTCGAACGAAGACAGTGAGTTCCAATTAAATGGCCATCACCGAATCCATCCGGACCGTAGATTCGATACGCAGGGTTGGTCCACTCATGGATCAGGGCCGCAAGCTCTCGCTCGCAGTTCCTGATTGCCCAATTGTGGAATAAGTAGAGGACATCGTCTGATATCTCCTCCCGGAGATAAAAAGGACGTATGTCGAAACCGCTGCACCAGTCAGCACCGCATGATTCCCGAAACCTACCTTCGTGAAAAGACTTCTTTGAGTTCACAATGAACCCGCAGTAGTCCAACACTTGTGTGAGTAACGAGTATCCTTCGGTCGGTATGATAATATCATCACCGAATACGCTGACGCTCTGAAGATCTAAGCCAAGGTGGTGGCATACGCCGTAAGCAAGAGAGTAGAAAATAAGACTCTCGAGCTCGAACGTATAACCATTACCCATCGAACTAAATTTCTCTAGTTCAATGGTTTTGTCTTTGTAGCGCACCTTTCCAGTCCTGCAGTTCGATAGCAAATCAAACCACGGGAACGGTAGGAGGTTCAGAACTACATTGATAGATACGCAGTCAGAAGCACTACTTAGGTCTATGGTTGCCAGACTTCCGTCTAGTGAACCAAGATACGCAAGTTGGCGATTCCGACTTTGATCTCTTAGATCGATGCCGAACTTCAAGAGTCGACCTTTCATATAAGAACCGATGCCTTTCTGGCACATACCATTTAAGGTAGGTTCTACAACGATTGGACGCTTTGTCTTAGAGTTCTTCGGGACGAAACATAGCTTTCCGTCAGCCGGGACAACAGAAACATAATTTCGCTCACAATCCTTATCGGAAAGTTTGCAAAAAGAGTTATGTTGGACCAGTAATGGGAATTCTGCTAAGAATTCACCAACAAACGGGAGCATGTCATCACTACACGTTAAACTAGCTGAGAGCTTCCTGCGAAAGCAGGACTCAGCCATTTTTACGTTGGTTGACGCCCCAGGACCAAAAGAAAAATCGAAAGACTCCAGAGAAGGAACAACCCCCAAGATATCAGCAATTTTTCGCTGAGCGTAGTGAAGAACTACGGCAACGTCACCACTTGGTGATGCTGAATCTAGTCGGTTGTTCGTTTCTCGGCATTTTTCTTCCATCTCCACGAACGTTTTATACGCGGTTTGCTCTGTATCGATTCCGACATCAATGTATCCCTGTTTTTGGACAAGGGCACAAATTTGTCTAGAATAGATAAGATCAGTGATCGAATAATCAACGTTATAATCGATTTCATAATCGATAACCTCTTTGAACTTCTGTTGTTGAATGAGTTTGTTAAGCTCCTTCGACAGAGGTCCTCCGAGGCTGGAGCAAAGGTCAGAGACTTGCATGATGAACCTTAACGATTCATCAAGGGATCGCTTTCTAATCCAGCTCATACACCCTCCTTATAGGTGTACATAGAGGATTAACTCTATGGTTGGTTAGATTCCCATACGGGAACGGGTAAAACTGATTCTCACTCCTGATAAACCGAGTTAGTTGGGGTTTGCACCACAACGAAGTACTCTGTCAACCAGGCGAATGAGGAAATGTCGATACTCCCATGAAATAAGCTCATCAACAGACATATCAGTCCAGGATAGGACTGCATCTCTAACAGATGGGTTATTAATCATGAGATTACGACAATATTTCAACGTAAGCTTAGAAGACATAGTACGCCTCGATTTATAGTGTCAGGAGAAACAATAAGTTAATTAGGGAGAATCAGACCGTTAAACAGCTGAGGACCAGGAGCTGCAGAAGCAGACCAGGCCTGACCAGCTGCGGTATTCGCCAGTGTACCAGTAGCAGTTGTGCTAGTGGCCCCTTGCAAAATACCAACGGCAAGACGCAGGGCGTTCATCCGGTCGGCAATCGTGCTACGACGATCAACAAACATCGTGAAGATGCAGGTTGTGACGTAGGCGACTTTCGGCGGAGCGACGTATCCTGCGCTAGTACCCGAGGCACCCAAAGTCTCCATGGTTGGGACTTCCAACTTTGCAGTAACCTTGTAACCGCCATCCTTCACAGAATCAACCGTAAAGTTCAGACGGGGCTGACCTTCGATGGGAATCGAAGCGTCATTACCTCGCCAGAACGGGTTGGGTGTGTCGGTAATCGGAACAAGGGTCCACTCTTTCGGAGAGGCTGCATCGTCTTTGACGAGAAAATTCGCCATCTGTGCCATGATAGGCTCCTATTCAGGGTTTACAATTGGTAAAACAACTAAGGGAAACGGAAGCGTTGGTGCGCCAAGCTAATAGCGTTCCATATACGACGCGGCGACATAGCATCAGGTAAGGGGACAAAGGACGGAAAAGCGGTTGTTAAGCCGCTAGAAACCGTTCGTGTCATCCGAACCACATGATACGATGAAGTCGCGTTTTTATAGTACGTGTTAGAAGGCGGAGAACTACCGAAGTTATTGTAGATTTGTGTGGTCGTCGTAAGAAACCTACCCTGTAATTTTGGAATTATAGAGAGGTTATCGAAAAACGTACCAATTGGTATGAACCAATCAACCACAAAGCTATAAGGGATTATCTCCCAAACAACGGATAGAGGATTAACAAGACCGAGAGAACGAGCTGCAGAAAGAGATTCCTGCATCTCATATTCGATCCGTTTTCTGTACAACCAGAGACCATCACCCGACCAGTTGGAAGGGCTTTGGGATCCATTATGTACACCGTTAATCGACTTCTTTACAACAACGGTATGACTCCTAACTTTGTGGATCTCAGCGTAGGCTTTAACAGCCTCGTAAGTATCCCCAATCATCGGGAGCCAGCCATATTGTAATTCCAACCATCGTCCAGAAACATCTGAGGTTTTAAGCTTAGATTTTCTTTGCGATACCCCAAGTTGCCGAGCAGCAGTGGAAAAATCACCACGCTTTAAAGCAACGAAGGACCTTCCGAGAGAACCGAGATTGTCAACGATCATGTTTACGGTCTGTTTTCCTTGGGCGACGTTAACCGCGAGGTTAAAATCGTGTCCACGGACTTTAGATACAAGCTTACCTTGAAGCTCAGCTTCATGATAGGCTTTCCATAAACTATTCCACGTAGGTTCACCATTCACGTTAATATAACGTGATGGCGAGGTCGTAGACTGTTTCACGTTGTCTTGCTTCCGTAGCAGGAGAGTGTAATCATTCCACTTATCCCGCACACGTCCGCCTACAGTTTCTACTTTTCCGTTCGATCCGGACCAGGATTTGTAATAACCTCCTGGACCGTAACCGAAGCCTGAAGTAGATCCGATAGTCCCGGTCGTCATTGTATTACTCCTCCATAGGAAGTGACTGATAAACATGCATACGCGGTTCGGTTAATCTATAGGTAATGAAACCTAAGATACCAAAAACAAGCAGCATGGCTATCAACAGTAATATGAATTTCTTCATACTTCCTCCAGTGGAGAGATACGGGGGAACCCTGAGAAGGGTTCTTA